CACAGAACGTATCGGTGACTTTGGAATTGATGTTGCATCTAAAAATATAAGACCTACAGTAACTGAAATGCAAACTTTTGCACAAAGTTTTTCAAGTACTGTTATTAGAGGTAAAGCTCAGTACAGATTATTTAGTTACGTAAGTGGTGAAACTGTAGATGTAGCTAAAGGTGTACTAGGAACAAAGTTTATTGATCAGGGCGGTACAGGTTTTCAGTGGGGTGAGTTAAAAGGATATAAGTGTTATATAACAGATTCTCAGTATATTGGAGATAATGAATTTATAATATTTGCAAATACTGATGGTTATATTTATAGAATGGAAAGTGGTACATCAAGAGATAGTAGTAATATAAATGCAATATATGAATCTCCATTTATGCCGATTACAGACCCACAAAAAAGAAAAACATTTTACAAATTAGACTTGTATATAAAACCATTTGGTGCAGTTAATGTTGTTGCAGGTGTAAGATATAATCAGAATGACAGAGATAAAATACAACCTGCTACATTTACATTATCTTCTAATGCAGGTGGTGGTGGTTTTTATGGAAACAGTACAGCTATATTTAATACGACAACATATGGAGAACCAAGAACACAATCATTCAATAATAATATTGTGGGTTCAGGTAATACGGTAGCATTACGAATAGAAGATAATAGTTCAGATGCGGCATTTTTGTTAGATACAGCAATACTCGAATATGCTGAAAACAATAGGAAATAAAGGAAAGTCTTATGGGTACAGGCTATGTAAGAAATGATACAGCTAATAATATTGCTAATGGTAATGTTATTAATGCTGACGATTTAGATGGTGAGTTCAATGCCGTAGAAGCTGCATTTAATAATAGTTCAGGTCATACCCACGATGGTACTACATCTGAAGGTGCTGCTATTGAGGTAATTGGTCCTAGTCAAGACATAGTTGCTACAGCTTCACTACTACGTCCTAAAACAAATAATGCTGTTGATCTTGGTACTACAAGTTTAAAGTATAAAGATTTACATATGCAAGGTACTGCAGCCATAGCTACTAATGCTACAGTAGGTGGAACACTAGGTGTAACTGGTGCAACTACTTTAAGTGATACACTGGCAGTTACAGGTAATCAAACTAACACTGGTAATCTCACAGTAAATGGTAACACTACACTTGGTAATGCAGCATCTGATACGGTAACGGTGACTGCTGATGTGGCTTCAAATCTTATTCCTTCTGCTGATAACACTTACGATCTGGGTGCTAGTGGCAGTGAGTGGAAAGACCTCTATGTTGATGGCACTGCCAATATTGATACTGGCTCTATTGATACTGCAAATGTGGGAACTTTAGCTGTATCTGGTAACAGTACGTTACAAGGTGATCTTACTGTTAATGGTAGTATAAGTGGTTCTGGTTCTATTGTTGCATCTACAGCAGATGCACTGACAACTGCACGTACTATAACAATTGGAGGTATAATTGCAGGTGCAGCTAACTTTGATGGTTCAGATAATATAACCATAACAACAAGTGGTCTTACTCTTGGCGGTACAGCAGTTACATCTACAGGTGCAGAGTTAAATATACTTGACGGTGTTACATCTTCAACTGCAGAGTTAAATTTATTAGATGGTGTAACGGCAAGTACTACAGAAATAAATCATATAGACGGTGTAACATCTGCAATACAAACTCAATTAGATGCAAAAGTCAACAAAACACATACAGGTGATGTTGACATTACTGGTGAACTTGTGGTACAATCCTACAATGAAACGTATCAAAGTGTTTCATCATCAAGTAATACAACAACTATAAACTGTGAGACTGGTAATGTGTTTGCATCAACTTTAAGTGAGAATACAACATTTACTTTTACTAACCCACCTGCTAATAATACCGCATACGGATTTAGTTTAAAACTTACTCAAGATGCAAGTGCAAGTGGTTTTACTGTAACATGGCCTACAACTATAGATTGGCCTGATAAACGTATACCAACACTTACTGTTACTGCTAATGCAATAGATCAGTTTGTGTTTTATACACATGATGGTGGTAGTAACTGGTACGGTTTTAGGGCAGAAAAAAATTTAGGATAATATAAAATGAGTAATGTTAAAAAGTTAATGATGCAAGCAGCAAGTGGAAAATCACTAAATGTAGAGGAGGTGTTTAGTACACACCTACATACAGGAAATAGTGGTACTTTAACTGTTAATAATGCAATTGATTTAGCAGGAGAAGGTGGTCTTGTTTGGATAAAAAGCAGAGAAGGTTTTGACCACGTTTTAACCGATTCTACTTCAAGTGGTGCAAAGTATCTTAGCACAGCAGCAACTACTCAACATCAAGATTTTTATGTAGGTGGTGGAAGTGATGAAAGATTTACTTTTAGTTCAACTGGTTTTAGTTCTACGGCAGCAGATTTTAAATGGAACAACAATGATAGAGACTATGTTTCTTGGACATTTCGTAAAGCCCCTAATTTTTTCGACATAGTTACGTATACAGGAGATGGTTCACAGGGTAGGGCTATATCCCATAATTTAGGTTCAGTTCCAGGCATGGTTCTAATTAAAAGAACAGACGCAGCAGGTAATTGGCCTTATTGGCATAGTGGTATACCTACCAAGTTTCTGAATATGAATAGTACCCAAGGTAACTCAGATGGACAGTACAGGTTTGGGGACTACTCAAATCCTATAAACCCTACTGCTACTACATTTACAGTTAGTAACTATACAGACGTTAATGCGAACAATGGGACTTATGTGGCGTATATTTTTGCACACCATAACAACAGTGGCACGTTTGGTGCATCAGGAGATAAAGATATTATTAAATGTGGTACTTATGCAGGAAATGGTAGTGTTTATGGAACAGCAGTAAATCTAGGGTTTGAACCACAATTTGTGTTTATTAAAGCTTACACTCACAGTCAAGCAGGGGTAATGTTTGACAGCATGAGAGGGATTTCATCAGCAGAAGACGATCAGGTTTTGTATCCTAGTGCTACTAGTGCTGAAGGTAGTCCACAAGCTTTTCTTGCTCTTAGACCAGATGGTTTTCAGCTACAGACAGATAATTACGAAGCTAATGGGTCTGGAGTTAGTTATGTATACATGGCTATACGCAGACCAACGGCTGAAGCAGAAACAGGTGCAGACGTATTTAAAGCAACCTATGGAAATTCAAGTAGTAATGATCCACCAGGTTGGTCTTCTCCAACAGGATTTGTTGTTGATGCTTCTCTTGATATGAATTTTGGCGGTCAAGGCGGCTCTTCAACCGACTCACCAACTTTTGGAGCTAGGTTAATACAGAATAAATATTCTGACCAGTTGTATAACACTAGTGGCCCTACGTTTCAAAATTGGGATGGTCAAAACTATGACCACCAAAATGGTTTTGCGGATTCAGCAGATGGTGGAACTGGTGATTTAGGCTACATGTGGCAAAGAAAAGCAGGGGCATTTGATGCATTTTCTTTTTTTGGTACTGGATCAAATATGACCCATAATCATAATTTAGCAGGTGAAGTGGGTATGGCGTGGTGGTTTACTGTTAGTACATCCACACACGTATATGTTTACGCAAGACCACTTGGTGCAAATAAGTTTATGCGATTAAATTTAAATTATGATCAAGTAACGGATACAGTACTTTGGCAAAATACACATCCAACAAACACTCAATTTTATACAGGTGGTGGCTACAATAATAGTAACGAAGAGCACATTGTACTCTTGTTTGGAAATTTAGATGGTGTAAGTAAAGTAGGAACATTCACTGGAAACGGAACTAATCAAAACATTGATTGTGGATTTAGTAACGGAATACGCCTCCTTATGGTGAAAAAAGTAGGTACAGGATACTGGTATTTCTGGGATGAAGCAAATTTAGGAAGTCAATATCACGACTTTTGGTACATCAAAAACCAAGCAGGGTTAATCACTAATCAAGACACAATTGATACCTACAGTGCAGGGTTCAATATTAAATTTAACACTTATCAATCCATCAATACTAATGGAGACACATACTTATTTTATGCAGTTGCGGCATAACTCAAGGTCAAAAAGGAGTAACAACTAATGACTGAATATCGTAATCGTACAACAGGTGAAGTTAAAACACAAGGTGAACTTAGGAAAGACAATCCCAATACGTCTTTTCCTAAAATATGGAATAGCAATGTTTTTGATGCATTAAATGTTGATCCAGTAATGATTGCAGCAGCACCTACAGATGGAATAGGTAAGTATCAACATGCTGTTAGAAATGGTGTAGAACAAAACTCTAATAGTGACTGGGTATATGCATGGAAGATCGTTGATATGTTTGCTGATATAGATGGCGGTAAAACTAAAGCAGAGCAAGAAACTGCATATCAAACAAGTCTTGATACTAATGCAGCAAGTAATAACCGCAAAAAACGTGATACTTTACTTTCTGAAACAGATTGGTGGGCAGTGTCTGATCGTACAATGACCTCTGATCAAACTGCTTATCGTAAAGCATTACGTGATATAACTGCACATTCTAACTGGCCTCACCTTGAAACAGATGACTGGCCCACTAAACCATAGGTAATTTAGCATGGCTGACATTAAACTAACATCAGAAGAAATAGAAACAATGCTAGATAATGCAGCTAGGCGTGGTGCTAAAGAGGCATTACGTTCTATCGGGTTACTTGATAATGATGCACAAAAAGATATACTAGAGATGCGTAACTTGATAGAAGCATGGAGAGATACACGTAGAAGTATATGGAGTACTGTGGTAAAGTTAGCTACAGTTGGAACACTAACATTCATAGCAGGTGCTGTTTGGATGACATTTGGTAAGTAAGGCATAAACAATGAATAATCAATTTAAAAATCCTACATTCGGTGGTTTTAAACCAAATGCAATGCAACGTATTGCAGGAACATTAGGTTATACAGGAGAGATGTCTGGGTTTCAATCTTACCTAGAGCAAAACCCTGATAAGAAAAACCAGATGGATGAGTTTAAACAAGCAGCTATGATGATGGCTAAGGGTGGTGTAGTACGAAAGTTTCAAGCAGGTGGTTTTAATAACCCAAACAATCCTTCTAATGCAGGGTACTCTGCAAATCAATACTCTGCAAATCCTGCATTAACAGAGGCAGAAAAAAATGCACAAACAACAGCACAACAAATGGCTGATAATGATGATGATGGCCCTTCAGTAAATCAACCTGTACAACTTGGTCCACAGGTAGAAACAGTTCAGTACGTGCCTCAAGGTGGACCACCAATCCCTTACCAACAATCACAACAGTATCAACAACAAGCTGCTCAGACTGTACAACAAAATGCAGCAGGTACTTTTGACATAGTTGATGCTTCAGGTAAAGTTATTAAAACTAATATTGACAGTGCTGAAGAAGCAAATAAATTTATATCAGATTTTCCATATCAAGGTGGTATTGGTGCTTTACCCCCAGATACACTCCCATATCCATATCCAATTCCAGGTCCAGGCCCATATCCAGTTCCACCTTTGCCTGATCCAGACCCAGATAGATATGACCCAAGATCGGGTATGCCCGATAAAGAAGCATATTTAGAAAAACAAAATACTAGTATTGAAGAACTTTTTAAAAATCCAAATTGGAACGAAGGTACTAGTGGTGTTAACATGAACTTAGAGTCAGATAAGTCATGGTCTAAATCTACGGTAGAACAATACGCAACTAATGATACTATTTTAAATAATCCCGATAGCTACGAGTTAATTAAAGAAGGGAAATATTGGTCTATAAAATATCCTGATGGTACTGTTATAGGCACAGGCCATAAAAACCAAAACTATGCTCAAGGACGTGCTAATGCTTTGGCGGCTTCATTTAAAGCTTCAGCTTCTGATGCTGCTGAGTATAAAGCCAATCAAAATGTATATCGTGACTTCTTATCTAGTGGTGTAACTGGTGGTGTAACTGGTGATATTGAAAACATTGAACAAGAATTTAATACTGCACAAACTAATTATACTCAACAAAACTTAGAACTAGAACGTTTAAGTGCACAGTCTGCAGCTAATCCAGATGATCCTTATTTAAAAGAACTTGTAGAAGCTAAAGGTAAAGAGGTATCTGATAGTTACGCAAGATTACAACAACTTAAACCCTTATATCAAGCAACACAAAAAACTATAGCAGACGTAATGACAGGACAAGCAACTGATCCTACACTACCTGAAGGGGCTAGACAACAGGCTACATTAATAGGTGCTCCTATGCAGGAAGAACTTATTAAATCAACAAGTGGTCAAGTAACTGGTGCAGGTGGTGTAGGTGCAGTAGCACAAGCAGATACATATCTTGCACAAAATGTAGAACAGCCCGATACAGCTAAGTATGAAGCAGATCTTGCAGCAGATAAAGTTGCTGCACAGACACAAGCACTACAAGCTGCACAAACAAATGAAGACGATGCACGTGCACAAGTATCCGCAGCTATGGCTACAGCAAGTATGGTGGGTGATCTTAAAGCCGCACAAGGTAATGCAATTACGTTTAATAATGAAGTAACTCGTACAATACAAAATGGAG